GCTTACCTCATTCCTGGAGGCCCGCGGTGGCCGAGCTGGGCGGGTCGTTTGAGGACCTGGCCGAGCAATACACCGCTTGGCGTCGAGAGATGGCCATCGCTGCAGCACGGCGGTGACGTCGTGGCAAAAGAATATACGGCAAACAGGCGGTGTCCCGTCTGTGGCGGTCACGGCGGCCAGGTGCGTGGCAAGGGCATACGCTGCAACGGATACATCCGCGACGACGGTCATGCACTCTGCGCGCGTCGTCTGGATTCCGGCATACAGGACGACCGGGCGGCAGGCGGTCCATTCGGGGTATGGGATGTCTCCGGCACTGAGCCCAAACCACCCACCTTCGGATCAAGCACACGGTCATCCCTGACTGAGACCCCACGGACCGCGGCGGTAAAACCCAGCAAGGTAACGGATCCGGTGGTCCCGTTCTACGGCGAAATCCGACCCGACATGTTTCCCGAGAAAATCGGGGACCGTAAGCGTGTCCGAATTGATTCTGCAAGGCAGGCCGATGGCGGCATCGTGGCCGTTCAGGTGCGGTACGTCGACGACCAGACCCCGGACGACAAGCTGCCAATCCCATACACTCCGCGGGTCGGTGGCAAGTGGAAGCGTGGCCTAGAGGGCACGAATCCCATTTTCGGCATCGATGACCTTGTCAGCAGACCGACCGACCCCGTCCTGGTCGTCGAAGGACCGAAGGCCAGGGAAGGGGCGCGACGCATCGCCGAGTTAGCGGGATACGTCATCGTGTCACCATTCAACGGATGCCAGGCCCTCGTGCCCGTCATCGATGCCCTTCGCGGGCGTAATACCGGCATATACTGGTGGCCCGACGCCGATGACGACGGCAAGGGCCAGGAAGCCTTTGCGAAGGCTGCAGAACAAACGGAAGCTAAACACGTTTACCTAGTGAACCTACCGGATGGCCTGACGGGCGGGTGGGACCTGGGCGACGACTTGCCGGATGGCCTCGACCCAAAGGCACTGCTTGCGGGCGCCGTGGCCGTTCACCCGGCGGCAATAAAACCGGAAGCCGATACGGACCGACCAGTGTCGGGCAGACGATGGGTCAGAGGTAGCGACCTTGACGCGGACGATGGGCGCATCGACTGGTTAATCGACGGCGTCATCGAGGCAGGTAGTACGGCACTGCTTTACGGGCCGAGCGGCCACGGTAAAACATTCGTCACCCTCGACCTCGCACTGTCCGTGGCAACGGGGTCATCCTGGGCCAGTAAGATGACCCAACAAGGGCAAGTGGTCTATGTTGCCGCGGAGGGCACAAAGGGCATCGGGCGGCGCTTCAAGGCGTGGCGGCGGCACCGTGGCGAGATGGTAGCAGACGACGCATTTGTGGTGTCACTTGGCGCTGTCAGGATCCTGGAGGCGGGTGACGTCGAGCGGTTCATCGCCGAACTGTGCGACGCATCAATCAGGCCGAGCCTGATCGTTCTGGATACCCTCGCGCAGTGTTTGATCGGTGGTGACGAAAATAACGGCGAGGCCATCGGGCGAGCAATCGACCACGCGAACCACATCCGACGCGAGACGGGTGCGGCGGTCCTGTTTGTTCACCACACTGGCAAAGACGTCACCAAGGGCGCACGAGGTCACAGCAGCTTGTTCGCTGCGATGGATACGGTCATAGCGGTCAGCAAGGTGGACGCCGAGGCACGACTGACCGAGACCCTGATCAAAGTGACTTGCGACAAGCAGAAAGACGCCGAGGCATTTGACCAGACCTACTTCAAGCTGCAGAGCGTTGACATTGGCCCGGATCAATCAAGCCTCGTTCCCGTAGAATCCCGGGATTCCGCGATTGCCGCGGTATCAGCAAAGCCTGGTCGACTGAACGATAAGCACGAAATCATACGGCGACATATCGAGACGTTGACCATCATCAAAGGCGGAGCGACATGGATGGACATCAAAAAAGAAACCGACTTCGGTCAGAGCACGATTCAGTTTGCACTAGATAAGCTTCAACGGCTTGGCTTCATCCTGTTTGACTCAGAGCGAAAGCTTTACCACATTGGCAGAAACCACGACCACGCTACTGTACAAACTACTGTACAAATGGATCCAGCAATAGAGCGGGTTTCAGGCCAGTACAGTAACCAGTACAGTGACCAGTACAGTGACTGTGTACAACAGTTAGTACAGTAGTACAGCACCCCTTATATAGGGGGCTGTACTGTACCGATTTACTGTACCGATTTTGAAGGATTCGATAATGCTTGAACTTAATTCGACGATACTACTGGGTGGACTCTGGCTGGATAAGGTCGGGCAAGTGAGGGTCAGATACCCGCAATCATTTGATCAGGCGACGCTGACGCAGGCACGGTCCCAACGAAAGGAAATCGCAGGGTATATCTCCGCGGAAATTGAGCGTGGCCGGGCAGGCTTGCGAGAGGTGGCATCTCACGCTGACAATTTGGCGCACTTGCTTGACCGACTGGATCCCGAGGGCGACCATCGAGAGATGCTGACCAGGGATTGGCCACGTCTCACAAACACCGCGGCAGAGAGCGAGGTGCTGTGATGGGGAGGCGTATCACACTGGACGATGCCAGGCGCGGGCGCTTGCTTGAGGCACTAACGGCAGGCGCGACCCTTCGGATGGCCGCGGCAGCTTGCGGGGTGTCTGAGGATACCCTTGCGCGGTGGCGGCAGCGTGACCCCGGTCTGCAGGCGGCCATCGACACGGCGGAGGCAGCGGGTGCGGTAGCGGCGCTTGAGACCATCCGTGCGGCGGCCAGGTCCGGGACGTGGCAGGCGGCAGCGTGGCTGCTAGAGCGTCGGTACCCGAGGGATTATGGGCGGGGTGCGCGAACCGAGGAAGGCACCGAGCTTGCGATGCCAACCACGAACCCGGTGGTCGATGCGCGGTTAAGTAAAATCATTCAGCAGGCGACCATCGACGCAGAGCGCACGGAAGCCGAGCGGGTGGCAATGCTTGCGGAGCTTGCGGCGCACAGACAAAAAAGCGGCGGGTGACCGCAATCCAGACATGGCGGATGCGTGACCGACATGATCCCGACGCATTGATCCCTCGGGCGTCACAGACCCGATAAGCGGCGACCGGGTAGCCTTGCCGGAGGGCTTGACAACAGGCCCGCCCGGACAGGCGACACGGAGGCCAGAATGTCAGAGTCACTGAGCGCGAACCAAGCAGCGGCAAAACTGGGCGTACCCAAGACGACCATTCTCGGATGGCTCAAAGCCTTGCCCATCGATGTCCAAACAGACAGCCGCGGCCAGTACAAGCTGACACCCGATGCATTGGCAATCCTGGCACGAGTCCAATCTCTCCGCGGCGAAGGGTCTGGATACGAAACCATCCGCCAAGCGTTGACCACCACCGATGACCAAGCGACAACCAACCCGGCACCGAGCGACGGCGTCCTGCTTGACCTACTCCGCGACGAACGCGAGCGGTCGGCGCGTCTGTCGGAACGGGTAGCGGAACTGTCAGCAGTAGCCGCGGCGCATCAAGCGCGAGCGGCGATGCTCACAGAACGCGTTACCCTGCTTGAGGCAGGTCAGGTCCGACCGTGGTGGAAGCTGTGGCGCTGAGGGCTGAAATCCGACCGCGTAGGAGCCCGTTTTAGGGGCCTTGCCGTATCTGGTAGGGTGATTGGACGCCGTAAAAAAAACAGAGGCACTGCAGGCGATTCTGGCGAGGGTCCGATAGCGGGATAATCTCGTCTTAGTTTTTTTGCCTGTCCGAGACGTGTCGATGGATGGATATAATGATAAGAAGTTAGATAATCATGGTTATCCCGAAAGATTGCAACAACCCCACCACGCAATAATGCGGGTTTGCGGGTGATTGGGTCACTGGTTAATGGCAAGTTATTTCTTTACGCTCAATTTAACCGTTATCAGGCAATCGTCCGCACTCGACTAGGCGGTTCACAGTTGACCAACAAGCAATCAACCAAGGGCCAAAAAGTTTGGGAAATCACCTTAGACATGCCGAGCGGTAGCGTGAGACTTATCCGGATCTGGGCGCACGGCGAAATATCTGCAATCAACAAGGCGAAGCATCGTTACCCAGGCGCACGTGTCCGCTCCGCTCACGTGGTCGTGGATGACAATCTAAGTGGGAGTAGTTGACCGAGACTGGTTAGGTCGTCAAGCAGGCATGAGGTATAATATGCTTGTATATAACTTAAAAAAGACTGACCCCCACACGATTGCCGTCGCGCAGGGGTCGGGTTGAAATCCAGCTTTAACCGGGCTGGATCCATCATACCCTTAAGGTCTTCGAGTGTCACGTGTGCCCATGTGGTGCTACGTGCAGAGAGGGTATCAAAATGGATTCAAACATCAATCCCGTGCGCGTTTGGCGCGAGAGCAAGAGCGTCACCCAACGGGAACTGGCGGCCATCATTGGCGTATCGCAGTCCGGGGTAGCACACATCGAGATAGGCGCGGCGTCGCGCTTACCTCATTCCTGGAGGCCCGCGGTGGCCGAGCTGGGCGGGTCGTTTGAGGACCTGGCCGAGCAATACACCGCTTGGCGTCGAGAGATGGCCATCGCTGCAGCACGGCGGTGACGTCGTGGCAA